GCATTAAAACCAGCACACGAGCCTATGGTCTTGGCGAGAAAACCTTTAAGTGAGAAATCAATTGCGGAGAATGTATTAAAGCACGGAACAGGTGGAATCAATATTGATGGTAGTAGGATTGAATATGTTAGTGATTATGATAAAAAACATCAAGAAGATATAAGAAAAGGAACAGGAACATTTTTTGGTGGTGAAGGAGAAAGTAGATGCGAACAAATTGATATGAATGGTAGATTTCCAGCAAACATAATCTTTGATGAAGAGGCGGGACAACTATTGGACGAACAGAGTGGGATTAGTAAGAGTGGAAAGAATAAATTAGAGAAAGGAACAGGTGGTATTTGGAATAAAGGGACAAACTTACCTATTGGACCAGAGTATGGAGACAAAGGGGGTGCGAGCCGCTTTTTTTATTGCGCTAAGGCATCAAAGAAAGACCGAAACGAGGGATTAGATAATGAACCTAATAAAACAAAAAATAGAGTTAATTCTGGTGGATTAGAAAATGACCCAAGATGGGCACCAATACAAGTTAAGAACAATCACCCAACAGTTAAACCTACTGACCTAATGAGATACCTTATCAATCTTATTACCCCACCAAATGGAGTGGTATTAGACCCGTTTATGGGTAGTGGTTCAACAGGTAAAGCAGCGATTAGATGTGGAGTAAGTTTCATCGGTATTGAGAAAGAACAGGAGTATATGGATATTGCGAAAGCGAGAATAGAACACGAAAAGAATAAACCAATTCAAGGAAAATTATTATAATGGCTAAATCAATAGCATCAAGTAGGAAAACTACATTTGGAAAAAGAAAAGGTGGTAAGGCAGTTAAAACTTATAACAAACATTCAAGTAAATCCACTTATCATAAACAATCTGCACGAAGACAAAAATAATGAACCATGCCAAGAAGTAGAGTAAGAGGAGGTCGTAAGGCTCACAACAAAAGAATTAAATTTAGAAATCAAATGTCTAAACATTATACAAAGATGTTTCAGAAAAAACTAAACGAAGCTATACAAGAAAAATTAAAGAGTGCCGATCAAAATACAAACAACACAAGTATTTGAGGACCTGAATCAAACAGATTATCGGAACTATATTTTTCAGGGATCTTCAAGGGCGGGTAAGACATGGAACATTGTTCTTTGGATGGTGATTGATATTCTAAACAGAGAAAGTGTAACTTACTCAATTGTGAGGAAAACCTTACCTGCTCTTAAAGGTTCAGTATTAAGAGATCTGAAAGAAATCTTGATCAAACTAGATCTATACAAAGAATCAGATTGGCACTCTGTTGATGGTTATTATCAACTTGGAACAAATATAATTGAATGGTTCTCCCTTGATTCAGAAGAAAAAATAAGGGGTCGCAAAAGAGATGTTTGTTTCGTGAACGAAGCTACTGAAATAACATACGATGAGTTTGTTCAGTTATCACTCAGAACATCTGATAAAATGATTATGGATTTCAATCCATCACTGTGGCAATCTTACCTATATGATATGGAAGGACAACCTGATACATTCTATAGAGTTGTTACATTCAAAGACAATCCATTTCTACCACAACAACAGATTGATGAGTTATTGAAATTAGAAACCCGTGATCCGAATCTATGGAGAATATTTGGGCTTGGACTTAAAGGCGTTCCCACAAGAGCAGTATTTAGTCATCAAAAAACTTATGAAGATCTACCACCATCTGTCAAAAAGTTGGGCTATGGTGTGGACTTCGGTTACAATGACCCCACAACATTAATAGAGGTCCATAAAGACAATGAATCCATTTATGTGAGGGAATTACTCTATTTAAAAAACACGACCATAAATGATCTTATTTACAAGATAAAAGATCTCGGTCTCAATCTCCGAGAGGATTTCATTTGTGATTCTGCCAACCCACAAGGTATTGCTGAAATGTATAGAGCGGGGATAAATGCGAAACCAGTCAAAAAAGATACAATACTAGCAGGAATAGATCAAATCAAAAGACATAATCTTTTTGTTCATAAGGATTCAAAAAATGTATTGGAAGAGTTGCAGTTCTATGTTTGGAAACAAGATAAGAATGGTAATAACTTGGACGAACCTGAGGATCACGATAACCATTGTTTAGATTCTCTGAGATATGTGATGACCATGAAAGCAATGAGGAATACGGGAATCTATGTAATGTAAAATGTATGTCCCATAAAAATAATATTTATTAATATAAGATGAAAAACAAAATTGAAATTGACGGAATTGATTATGCCGTTAAAGAGCCAACAGTAACAGATTGGGCTAATGTAATGAAGTATAAAACCATATTGGACGAAGAGGAACTTTATTATAAGATGCTTGAGGAATTTACTGGTATGTCAAAAGATGAGATCCTATCCAAAGATGCAGGAACTATCGTTAAAATAGGGGATATTGTTCAAACAATGCTTTTGAAAGAAAATCAAAAACTATATCCAAGCATAGAACACAATGGTATAAAATATAATCTTGTAGATGTCCATTCAATATCATTTGGACAATATGTAGATATAGACACATTTCTTAGAAAAAACGAACAATATAAAGTTCAAAATATGAATGAACTAGCAGCCTATTTATATTGTGAAGCAGAAACAAAATATGCTGATTCAAATATCAAAAACAGAATTGAGAAAATGAAAGATCTCCCAATAAAATATGTCAATTCTAGCCTTTTTTTTTTATTGAATACAGCAAAAGCATCACACGATCTTACAAATCTCTTTTCCAAGAGCAAGCTGATGTGGAAGGTCCTGAAGATACGACTAGTTTTTCATATCATTGGGGATGGTATCAAGCAATTAGTTCACTCGCAGAAAACAAAGTTTGGCAGATTGATAATGTGGTTAATCTCTCCCTTATTAGCGCTCTCAATCATCTTAGTTACCTTGTTGACCTCAATAAGGAAAAGGAGAAAGAAATTAAAAAGCAGCAACAACAATTAAAGCGTAGATGAGTTTCATTACATCAGGTTTAACATGGCAGGTTGACTTTACAAATCAATCATCACTTATTATTTCCACATCAGGAGGAGGTAATCCTCAGATTGACAAAGCGACAAACCTTGCAAATCAATCATTATTTTTTTCAGGTGTAACCAATAATGAACCTCTTTATGTTTATAGTGGATTTAGTGGTCCATTAGGATTTTCAGGAACTGCACAAGCAAATGGTGGAACTGCTCTCACAAACAAACTTGGTGATTACGGTTCATTTACTGAATACACAATGTTCTTCATGGTTAATAACACAGGGGGAACTTTCAATCAGTTCGTGACCTCACCTAACGATCAAAACTATTCGGGTCAAACACAAGGTTATGATTGGTTTGAAGCACTTGTCACAACAGATCCCCTTTATGGTGGAGCGGGTTTCTTTTTTAGAACAAGGACAACAACATCCTCTGTAACAAATGATTTAAGAGCGAGTGGAAGTCCCAATAATTGGTATGTTGTCGCAACAAGAGCATACGCTTCAGGATCAGATATTATAACAGAGATTTGGGTTGATGGTGTATTAACCGCGAACACAACCACGACATCTCAAACTCTAATCACCGCGGTTGATCCAATATTTTTTATAACAGGTAGACAGAGTTTTCCGGGAGATATTCTTTATACCGAAGTGTTATTCTATGACCGTAAGTTGAATAATACAGAAATGACTGACAACTTTGATTATTTCAATCAAAAGTATTTTGTCTCACCGGTCACACCAACACCAACAAACACACCAACAATAACCCCAACAAATACATCTACTCCCACACCGACAACAACTCCAACAGTAACTCCGACAATATCAGTCACACCATCCAATACTCCCACCCCAAGTGTAACACCATCAATATCAGCATCCGCAGTTCCACAAGTTAATATAAACTTCAAGAAGATAGCAGACGATTTTGAATCAATGTCAACTTATCACAAACAAATTAATTCTTTTGGTTTAGGTAATATTGATGGAATAAGTTATTGGACCACAAAAAGGGATCAACAAGATAATCCGCATTTTCAACCACCCATATTTCCATTATTATATGTTGTTCCTTCTCAAGTAACGAATGACCTCAAATATAAGACATGGGATTTTAATACCATAGTAATGGATATAAGTGAAAGAGATCTTAGCAATCAAGTGGATACTCTCTCTGATACATTACAAATGTTACAAGATGTTATATCTCAATTTAGATTATCTGTAACACAAGCCGAGGGGCTCTATAACAATTTATATTACCTTGATGATGAAGTAACATGTGTTCCATTCACAGAAAAAGAGGTGGATCTAACAAATGGTTGGACTGGTCTCATGAAAATCAAAACAATGACACCTCTCAATAGATGTGCAGCAGCATTTAATACTTGGAGCGGAACACCAATTATTCATGATACAATCAACTTCAAAACTTTCCACGATGATTTTAGAGTTCTATCTGAATATCATAAGCAGATAAATTCGTTTGGATTCGGTCAAGAAGAGGATCTATCGTATTGGACCGAGATGAGAGATAAGGTGGATAACGAACATTATAACTCTCCAATTTTCCCCCTACTATATGTTATACCTGGTGATGTTCAACAGAAATTCGGATTTATGGAATATTCCTTCACACTCATAGTGATGGATATCATAACAAGAGATTTATCAAATCAAATTGATGTGTTATCCGACACCAATCAAATGATGGATGATATAATTTCACAGTTCAGATTGTCAGTCACAGATTCTCTTGGCAATTTTAATGCAAAATATTATTTACAAAATCCTGTTATCTGTAGTCCGTTCATTGAGCAGTATTCTGATCTCACCGCTGGTTGGACAGCTAATATCATTGTATCTGTTGCTAACTCTCTTGATAGATGTGCTGCAGCATTTAATTCTTGGTTAACACCAACAGCTACATTAACACCAACAAACACACCTTCATTAACGCCAAGTATAACACCGACAACAACAATCACATCCACACCGAGCAATACACCTACCAACACAAATACTCCAACTCCTAGTGTTACAAATACACAAACACCTACTAACACAAATACTCCAACTGCGAGTGTCACAAATACACAAACACCTACCAATACAAATACTCCTACTAATACAGGATCATTAACGCCTACTCCAACTATAACACCAACAAACACTAAAACTCCCACACCAACTCCATCATCGGGTGTTGTGATAGCGGTTTGGAATACAACTAATGTAAATTGGAATAATGAAACAGGATTATGGAATACAATATAAATTAAATTAAAAAAAATAATACATGGCAACTCTTAGTGGACAAACCATACAATCAACATACCAAGGCTTACTCAAATTAGCTGATAGTTCAACAGGTATAACATCAAACCTACAATCAGTTCAAGATGGTCTCGGAAATGAAACTCCAATTAGGGTTTCAACAAATAGATTAAACATCAATAATTTTTACTCTTATCAAAATCTAAAACCAAGATACACTGGAAATGGTTATTCAGCTGTTAACGGTGCTCAACAAGCATCAGGAGTTCAAAATATATTATTTACATACCCATTTTACGACACTGGCATCTATTCATATTCAGCTATGACCTATCGTGTGGGAACAATCACATCAACATCTGATGTGGTGGAAATAGCTTTTTACACTCCACAAATTGGTGAGTTTGGATTATTTCCTCACCAAAGAGTGGGTTCAGTCCAAACACTATCAGGATTAACCTCAGCAGCAGAACATACAATACCTTTCAGTGGTGGTAATATTAGTTTTTCGGGAACAGGGTCAGGTTTATATTTCGCTATGTTGAAATATAGTAATGCGGGAGTGCAACCAACAGTAAGATTTAATACACAAGTTACAACAATCACTAGCGCGGGGTTATTTGAATCATCTACATTCGGTTACGCTCCAGTTATCGGGTCTAATGGATATAATGGTCTTTGTAGATTTACAGGTAATAGGCTTGTTTTTTCAGGTGCTTCTACATTTGACTCATCTTTTTTATACTCTACAATTTCATCAGCTCAATCTTTATCTGCAGCGATTGCGGGTGGTTTAACAGGGTTTTTATTACATGTAAATAACTACTAATTATGTTTGAACTAACACCACAAGCACTTCAAAGACTCGGAACACTTTTTATCAATTTCTACAAACAGAAATTACAAGAGAGAATCTATCCATACGCACCGGGATATGCAGGGGAGAGAGAAACAAGTGGTGTTTCCAATAAAGTTGCGTCGGGTCAATTATTAAATTCTATGACCGCAACAGTTGTTCCCATAGGTAATGGTGATTATCAACTCGTAATAACATACATGGATTATTTCCAAAATGTCAACTTTGGTAGGAGAAAAAAAAAGAGAAAAGTACCCATACCTGCACTCTTGGATTGGATACGAATAAGAGGGATAAGAGGACGTAATAAAAGGGGAAGATACATACCACCACTTTCACTCGCGTTTGCGATTAGGGAGAACATCTATAAGTATGGTATAGCACGTGCTAATATTTATGATAAAGCGTATGATTCGTTTGAAGCAATTCTTGAAAACCCACCTCGAGAATTTCAAGACGAGTATAACTCTCTTTATGACGCAATCGGTCGTGACGTTGAAAACTTCATGGAAGAAGTTGCTATCAAAGAGTTTACATCAATTTTAGAAATATAATGAGTTTAGATCTAACCATATTACAGAAACCACTTTCAGTGACAGAATCACATTCTGATCACACTTGGAATGTCTCACTTAACGATTATTCAGCATACACCGACATAAGACTCGTTGTAGACATCTATAAGAACCCATATTTGAACGATCTCGGACCAAACAATACTCAGGGTTCAATTCAAGAATCGGGTAAATTTGGACGTTTATTAATCCCCTCCAATGAGTTTGGAAATTGTATATTCAATGTTGAAACTGTGATCAGAAACTTCACGGTAGCGAATCCAAGAAATTTGGGTATGATCTATACAGGAACAACATCAGGTGTAACCAATAATCCATATTTGGTTGAAGCATTTACATCAGAAACTCAATCAATAACAGCGAACACCTCACAAGCAACGGTGGTTTCAGAAAGACCATCTAATATTTCATTTTCCAATGGATTCAATGGAGGTTATACAGGATTTACAAACATATATCACATCAATGAATATAGATTGATTTTCGGAGTACAATTCACATCAGGTGGAACAACACAAATAATTGTTCCGACAAACTACTCCGCTTATACATCCTATAACGAATCAACAGGTGTTATCTCACCATATTCAGGACAGACACAACCATATGGGATAATGATCTATCCGGGTGTTCAAGATAATAAAAGATTTGGTTGGTCGGACAATAATCCAAATTTCGATTATTACTACTCAGGTACGAATCTTACAGGAGAATACAACTATTGGAATTACAAAGTATTTGACTTCGCGATGGATCAAGGATCAAACCCCTATAATGTCAAAGGACAATTCATGTCAACATACGGAACAGAAAAAATACCAATGACAATATCAGGA